TCTGAAGCGGTGCGGTATAAAAACCCCACCGTTCAACCCTGATTGGTACAGCTCAAGCAAGACAAAGGTCTGTCGTGACCTTTTGCGATGGGGTTACCGAGTGGAGCAGCCGACGTATGATGGGGATGTGCTTCTGTTGAAGGAAGACGCTTGGATTTTCGCAGTCACATGGCAAACCGGGATTCTTTACATCAACAGACAGTTAGAGATCGTGACGTGGGCGCCGGTGTCCAGCTTTACCAACTTCCATTGCTTCCGTACGAAAGGCAACTAATAGATATTCTTGGTTGGAACGAGGAAGATTACAAACGTTTCGCATATTTAGCCGCAAAGAAAGGGCAGATTAAGCCTGCTGGTTATGCACATGTCCCAGGCATACAAAACGCAGCCGCTGTCCCCGCTCTCATCAGTCTTGCTGTTGGGCTTGTTTTTACTGCTGTTTCAACCCTCTTAGCCCCCAAGCCAAAGGCTATTAGCTCGGACAGAGGCCCAGACAACAGAGTTAGCCGTCGTCGTCTTGGTGGGCGTTCTGGTCAGGATCGTTTCAGCCCTACGACTGGATTTGATACGCAAGCGGATTTGGCAGATTATGCGAGTCCGATCCCGATCATTTTTGGCCAATACACAGGTGCAACGGGTGGGATTGTGGCAGCACCTAGCTTGGTTTGGTCCCGTGCGTTTTCGCTTGGATCGCAACAGGCAGTTAAGTTGCTTTTTGTGCTTGGAGAGCAAGGTTTAGCGGAGGGCATTGCTAGGCCAGACTTAAATGGGATATTTCTTGGCAACAGTTCTTTAGATGCGTCTTATGCCCATGCTTTTGCTTTTTATTGGAAAAGAAACAGTAATAGTTTTAGCCGTATCAAAGCGTCAAATCTTGCCTATGGGTCAAGGGGCACGCTTGCGTCTGGAGACATTGAGGCAAATGACGACATTTTTCTTTGCCCAACAGGCAAAAACGTAGCGGACACAGGTTTTTGCGGAGCGTTTAGCCCTACGTCTAGCACTCAATTTGGCGTTCATTCGGCAATTCCAAATGGTACAAATTATCGGGTAAATTGGAAAATTGTTTCTATTCCAAATTTGGAGGGCGTGGAAGATGATCCAAAAGAGCGATTGTTGTCTGAAAGGATGAAAATTGCAGGCGATTATGATATTGGCACGGGTTCAAATTTACAACACGCTCAAATAAGAAGACAAGGGCAAAAAGGCGTGGGGCGCAATTATGGTCGTCGGATGGGCATCACCCATCTAAACGGCGTTGCAGTGTCTGACAATGGATCTACTCCTACAGAAGTGCGAGTCGCTGCTGTCGGGGATATTGCAACTTTCACCATTGCGCCAGGGGAATTGCCTGCAGATTTATACCACCTCGGTTCAAATGCTGTGACCGTAGACGATATTAACTCGGCAATCACATCATCACGCAGGAGTGCTGATGACGCATTACAAGTAGGCGAAACAATAACGATTGGGCGCACCAACTGGGTGGTCGAGTCAAGAGCGTTGCCAGTTTGGACAGAAGGAAGTCGGCAAGAAATAAAACTCCGCTGCGTTGAATTGTTTGGCACAGCTCTTGGAGCGTCTATTGGGCTAGTTAGCGAAAGAATGATTTCACGTGGGGTTTATAACGACGATAATGGCGCGACCAATGCTAGAAACGCTTTACGGATGAATGCTGGCGCAGGTTTTTACCCATTGCTTAAAAGCAATTTAGGTTTTGTCAGAAATACGCGAGCGTGCGAAGTCACTGAAATTGGCATAAAGTCGCAAGTTTGGAATCGCGCAAACGGCTTGGCAAATTTTGCGACGATTCCGTCACCTCTTGAGTTGATTACTGCTGAAAACGACCGGGTAAGTTTTGACACTGGCACTATGTCGCTTTTCTTCAAACGGACATCTGTCTGGACAATATGGCTGCGGCCTGCTGGTACGGATGAAGATGGCACAGAGTTTGAGTGGGCACCATTAGGCGAGCAGTTTTGCGTTACCGGCGAAACACCGCAAGATCAATATAATTTTATTCGTTTTGAGCATCCTGAAAAAAGACAATATGAATATAAGTTTGTGCCAAAAAGTGGCGCCGATGTTGCACGCCATAGCCCAAACGAAGAGCAATTTATTAGGTTAAATGCAAAAACAAACGAAACAGTGGGCGATAAATATGAAACCGCTTATGGCGTATTTGGCGTGTTTACGGTTGGCGAATATGTCACAGTTGGCGGCATAAAAACCAATGTCGAAATGATTACTAACCCAGTTGTTAGGGCCGAAAATACGGCATATACGGTGCCGTCAGCAATTGAAGTTGAAACATATTTGCCAGATGAAGAAAATGCAGGAGTTAAAGCGACAAGTGTTGGTTTCAATGATTGGTTGCCCACTGGCGTAACTGTTGGCAGAAGAGGAGCAACTCATTATGAATTATTCGGCCGAGCCAGTTATATGGGCAAGACTGCAACAGCCACGAGAACTGCAAATTTAGGAGATGGTAGGTCAATAACAATTCAGTTTAACGGAACGGTAACCGATACTTATCCAGCCAATCATCCATTTTTCCCAGGTTTTAGGGCTTGGAGTTTTTCAAGCATTAACGTTGTAAGCAGCACTGGCGGATTTAATGTCAGTCAAGTTTTTAACGTAAGCATTCCTGTTACGCCGGGGAACCCTAGAGCACAGCCTTATGGGTTGGTGACTTGTGGAGTTCGTTTGATTGTGCTGTCAACAGACTCACAATCGCAACCTATTGGCCGTGAGTCAGCTTGGGAGTATGAGTTGCTAGGAGATCAGCAAACTTATGCGATGGGGGCAACTCAAGTCGCGACTTTCACGGTGTCTAGTAGCTCAGGGGCAACAGCCACTATTACTGCAACAGGAGTTATAACATCTCGCCCAAATAATTCTCAAGGAAATTTCCCAGGTCAGACACAGGCTTGGGACGTAAGTTATGCAGTGGATCCGCTTTTAAGTTTTGGGACTTGGGTCAATGGGGCTTTGTTGGAAAATAATGCAATAGTAAGTTCGGGCAATCCTTTCCGGCCCGTCGGTTCAACGGTTGGTGTTTTGCTCCGAGTTTTGTCTTTAACAACAGTTCAAGTACCGCCTGGGTTTACTGGTGACCGGATATTTGAAGAAAACAGCCAGATAAACGATTTGAGCCTTTACGGAGATCTTTTAAACAAATCAAACGATTCTTCTCCTGAGCACGAAATTACTTATGTAAATGAAAGCGTCAGAAATGAAACAGTTCCTAATTACAGTGACATGACACTATGTGGCTTGGCTTTAAAGTCATCTCGTAATTTTGCAAGCATTGACCAACTTCGTGTTTGGTTGGCTAACGGAGTTTCGGTTAAAAAATTTCAATCAGACGCTCCGTCTTCGCCAGGTCCTAGCAATAAACTTACAGATTTAGTGTATTACCTTTTAACAGATAAAACAGCTGGAGCGGGCAACGTCGTTTCCTCTGAATTAATCAAGACAGAGGATTTCCCCGCAACTTCGCAATTCCTAAAAGCAAACAAATTGTTTTTTGATGGCGCAATTGACGCCCCCACTAATATACGCCAATTTATATCTGATACAGCGCCATTTTTCTTATGTAATTTTGTAATCAGTGACGGCAAATTTAGCCTTGTGCCTGCGTTGCCGACGGATAAGAACGGAAACATAAGCAAAGAGCCGGTGACTATTCAGCAGCTCTTTACTTCTGGCAACATCATTGAAAATTCGTTTGGCATCGAATATCTAAGTTCTGAGGAAAGAAAAAATTTCCAAGCTGTATTGCGTTACAGGCAAGAGCAAAGAAACCAGCTACCTGAAGAAAAAACTCTGGTTGTGCGATACTCAGAAGCGGGTAGCGAGGAGTACCCTATTGAATCATTCGACTTGACGCAATTTTGCACAAGCCGTGATCATGCCTTTTTAGTTTCCAAATTCTTTCTAAGTTTGAGGCGTCGAGTCACTCATTCCGTCAACTTCCGCACAAGTCCTTTTGGCATCTCTTTGGCTCCTGGCAATTTTATTCGCGTTGTCACAGAAGCGAGCCCGTACCAATCGGCAAGAAACGGAACAATCAGCGCAGACGGTACAATTGTTTCAGCTACTGATGTCGAGGATGACACATATTCAATATTGTTTTTCAGATCAAGTGATGATGAAGTGACTGAGGCTACTATGACGGTTTCGGGCGGCAAGGCTCTTGAGCCCGCGCTTTTTGATGGACTTTTTACAATTTCAGAATCATCAATTTCCTCTAACGTTTACATGGTTGAGCAGCTTACGCTAGGCGAGGATGGAATGGTTGACGTTACGGCAACTGAATTTCCTACATCAAGCACCTTTAACAGCTTGATCGCTCAGGATGTGCTTGACGACAACGCATTCACCACCGAGGGCTGACTATGGCATTTCCTTCTCTTACGCCTACACAACGTAACTTTGAAACTGGAGACTACCCTGTCAAAACGTACAAGTCTCAGTCTGGGGCTGAGGTCAGGCTTTTGTATGGCAACCAGCGAACCAATATGAAATTAAGTTTAAGTTATGCAAATTTAACTGATGCAAACTCAGAACTGTTTTTAGATCATTTTGACGACACTAACGGCACCTTTGCAGTCTTTGACTTGCCTTCAGAAGCATTGGCAGGCTGGAGCGGCAACAGTGACGCTTTAGACGCTTCTGGCTCTAATCAATGGCGCTATGAAAGCCCCCCACAGCTTGTAAGTGTGCGACCTGGGGTTAGCACTGTTACAGTGAACCTAATTGGTGTTTTCTGATGGCAAAGGTCTACACCGGCAGAGATGGCGTCATGCAGCTTGCCGACGCGACCCTTGCAAAAGTCGTGAATTTTTCCTTGCAGGCCGATCTTGAAACTCTTGAAACAACAACACTTAGCGACAACTTGAGAAGTTACACACCTGGCATTTCAGGCTATAGCGGCAACGCGACTTTGCTGTATTACAAAGACGACAACGACACTTTTAATACAACCGATTTATTAAACAGCCTATACAAGACTGGTACGACTGGCGTTAGTGGCAGTGATACGGTTGATTTGACATTTCGATGGGTTGACGGGACAGACAATAACGACATTAAGCTAACAGCTTATATCACTAGCGCATCAATTGGAGCGGCAACCGGGGAAATTGTAAGAGCTGAAATTTCGTTCCAAGGTACTGGGGCGCTGTCTACGGCTTCAATCTCATGAGCGTTTATTTAGGCACTTTCGGGGAAATTGAGATGCAGCGCCAGTTTGACGGCACTGAACTGCGCTCAACTATCAACCCTTCGGATGTTAATGCAACATTAAAGCGATTTAGTTTTGACTTTGAGCATGGTCAGCTTCTTAGCGGTGACCAAATTGAAATAACTAGCACTGACGAAACGGCGCTTGATTTTATCGATAGCTACACAAAAACCAGCGTGAAGAAATTTATTCACGTTGACGAGCTAGATGGCATCAGGCTTTATGACTCTTTTGCCAATGCTGTTAATGGGGGAACGACAAACGCTACGGCTCTTGCAGTACCTGCAAATGATCTACCGATTAAAGTTAAAGTTGAAAATGCAGATTACAAAGTATTGGCTCAAGTTAATAGTTTTGAATTAAATACTGAGCGTGAAACTGTAGACACTACAACGTTGTCTGATGAGTTTCGAAATAGGATCGCAACATTAATGTCAGGCTCGGGACAAATGTCTGCATTTTGGGAATATACCGGCAACACAAGTCAAGAGCTTCCTAATTATTTAGTTGAGTTAGCGTTAAGAACAAGAGTTGGCAGTCAGTTTAAGGCTCGTTTTTACATAAAGACTAAAACGCACAACCCAGGAGGTGTCGCAGAAAGAGCGAATGACGAAATTTTTTATGAATTTACAGGCGTGTTGACTGGATGTGCAACTCAGTTTGCCCCAAACAATAGCGTGCAGATCCAAGCCAATTTCGTAAGCACAGGGACGATCCAGCTGCGAATGAATCTTGAGATTCCTGACAAGGTACTGCAGGAAGACTCTGGAGAGGTCTTGCTTGAGCAAAGCTCAGACGCCCTAGCGGTGGATTCCGCCTGACCGGCCCCCTATGATGGAGGGCATCTAGTGGTTTAGGGCGTTGCATCTATGGCCGACCTTAAGATCAGCCAACTCAACAGCCTTGCCGGTGCTGATTTGGTCGCCGCCGACGTTGTTGCTGTTGTTGATGACAGCGCGAGCGAGACAAAAAAGCTAACCGTCAGCGACTTGATAGCAAATGGCGTTACGTTAATAAGTGACAGCACGATTCCTGGCGCAAAGATTGTTTTTAGTGCTGGAGGTATTGCTGGTGCGTCAATTGCAGATGCTGGCATTACCACTGCAAAGGTTGCTGATGATGCGATTACAGCGGCAAAGCTAGGGAACGAATCAACTGTTGATCTAGTCACGACGTTGCCGGGCACTGGTGCGTTTACGGGGCAAATCGCATTAGACACAGACGACAACAAGATTTATGTCTGGGACGGTTCAGCGTGGCAGTCCGTCAAAGGGGCGGGTTCTATCAACGCTGTTGCTGGAAGCACAAGTGGCATTGTCAACATCACCGCTTCTACTAGCGGCGACACCGTAACGATCACAACGTCTCTTGATAACACAACTGGCGCAGCTCAGTTCTTAGGCGGCCCCACTGGAGCATCTGGGACGGTTGGATATAGGGCTCTTGTTGGCACTGACCTTCCAACGGCAACCACAAGCACAAAAGGTGCGGCAATTGTGAATGGCGAAGGTCTCCGTATGGATGGGGACACGATTGAGGTCAATAACGATGTCACAGCAAATAACAGTTCGTACCAGGCTGTCCAATTTGACGCAAAGGGTTTAATTACAGCTGGCCGGGACATCACAGCTGCTGATTTGCCTGCTGCTACTTCTGGTGCGGTAGGTGCAATCAAGCCAGGCACTGGCCTGACTATGGGCGCCGCTGGAGCCTTAAATCACACCAACGCACTTACGGGCGCGACTGCGACAAAGGTTACATTTGACGCTCAAGGCCATGTGTCTTCAAGCGCCGCGCTGGATGCTGCAGACATCCCTAGCCTTGATACAGCAAAAATTACAAGCGGGACTTTTGCGTCGGAGCGAATTGCCGACAATGCAATTACAGGCGCAAAGATTGGCGATAAAGCAACTGCAACGATTGCAAGCACCACTCCTTCTGGCGGTGAGTTCATTGGTCAATACCACTTCAATTCATTAAGCCGTGACCTGTTCCTTTGGGACGGCAACGTCTGGCAGCCAATCGGCATCAGCGTTGGTGAGATTGTCCTCTCTGGAACGTTTGACGCATCAGCTGGAGGCGGCACCGGCTTGGTGGCTTCTGTCACTTCCGAGGGAACAGCTGTTGGACTTGTAGTTGGTGAGGCGTTACCAGCAGCAGCTGACGCCAATAAAAACTATTACTTGGTTGTCTCAGAGCCTGGGACGGTTTCATCAGGCAACGCACCAAACGTTGCTCTTGCACCGCCTGACTTTATTCTGTCGAACGGCAGTTCTTGGACTGAGATTGATGTTTCTGCCACGGTTGTCGCACAACAAGCCAGCAACGTCACGTTTACGCCTGCGGGTGACATAAGCGCCACCAATGTGCAGGCTGCACTTGAAGAGCTTGACACTGAAAAACTCGGCGCAGCTAGTCCAACGTTCACGGGCAACGTCACGATCAGCACTGGTGGAACGCTGATTCTTGAGGGCGCTACAGCGAACGCGTTTGAAACGACATTAACGGTCACCGATCCCACAGCTGATCGAACAATCACATTCCCAGATGTGACCGGCAGTGCTGTTACGACTGGAGACACTGGAACGGTTACGAACGCGATGCTTGGCGGAAGCATTGCTTATGCAAAACTTGCTGCATTGACTGGCGGCAACATTGTTGTCGGTAACGGCAGCAACGTGGCAACAAGCGTTGCAATGTCTGGTGACATAACGATCAACAACGCAGGCGTCACCGCAATTGGTTCAGGCGTGGTTGTTGATGCTGACATCAGCGCAAGCGCAGAAATTGCTGTCAGCAAGCTTGCCGATGGCGCTGCTTATCAAGTTTTACAGACAGATTCAGGTGGTTCTGGTGTTGAGTGGACAAACAGTCTTGCCCTCCCTGGAACGTTATCTGTTACTGGACAGACGACGCTGGCGGAAATCAAGGAAACAGTGGGAGCATTGTCTGGTACGGCAATTGATCCAGCAAATGGATCGATTCAAACAAAGACGATTGGAGCTAACACTACGTTTACGGACTCGCTTGAGACAGGTCAGGCGGTTGTGTTGCACTTGTTAGCAGGTGCTAGTTACACGGTGACATGGCCAACGATTACTTGGGTCACGGCTAGCGGAAACGCTGCACCCACATTGACCGCAAATGATGTGCTGGTTTTGTGGAAAGTGTCGACTACGCTATACGGAGCGTATGTAGGGAGCGCAGCCTGATGTTAGGTAAGCAACTAATCCAAGCTGCGGCAGGCGCAGCAGGTGCTGGTGGTGCAGGACTTTACGTCGATGATGTATTTAGTACGTTTTTGTATACTGGTGATAATAGTGTATCTACACAAACATTCAACACTGGACTTGATATGTCTGGTGAAGGTGGTATGATATGGTTTAAAAGTAGAAGCAATAGTCAAGTAGGTCGTATTATTGACACAGTTCGTGGCACAAATGAATCTTTAATTCCAAGCGGCGACAATAGCAGTGGTGGTTTGGGTTCAAATGGATTGACCTTTTTAAGCAATGGATTTTCTCTTGGTTGGACTGGAGGTGACCTTGATGCTGCAAATGATTATGTTTCTTGGTCATTTCGTAAAGCACCTGGTTTCTTTGATGTAGTTACTTATACGGGGACAGGTAGTGCCAGAACAGTTGCACATAACTTAGGTAGTGTGCCGGGGATGATTTTTATAAAAAAAACAAGTGGAAATGATAATTGGCTTGTAGGTCATGTAGGTATTACTCTAGGGAGTGGTCGATTAATACTGAATCAAACAACGAGCAGCAGCAGCTCAGCTTCATTACAGTATTGGAATAATACGGCGGCAACATCTACTGAGTTCTCAGTAGGAACACACGGTAGTGTTAACGCCAACGGAGCTACATACGTCGCCTACGTCTTTGCTAATGACGACGCATCGTTTGGCACTGATGAGGATGAAAGCATTATTAAGTGTGGCTCATATGCTGGAAATGGCAGTTCAGGTCAAATAATTGATTTAGGGTTTGAGGCTCAGTGGTTAATGATCAAAAGTTACACCCGTAGCGGTAATGGCTATGGATGGACAATGGCTGACATCATGAGGGATGAAACTATTTTTGCAGATGAAACTGGAACAAGTGGCGGAGGTTTCCTTTCTACTTCACCTTCTGTCCGTGCTTCTGCTAACGGTTTCCATTTGCTTAACGGAGACTCAAATTTCAACGAATCTGGTGAAAGCTACATCTACATGGCAATCCGCCGTCCGCACAAGCCACCGACTGCTGGTACGGAGGTGTTCAAAGCGGTCCTTTATTCAGGTTCAGGTAATGCCCAGAGTATAACCGGTGCTGGATTTGCCCCGGACTGGGTGTGGAGCAAAGACTATGGTGCTAGTAATAACGGTTGGTATTTTGACAGATTGCGAGGTGTCTATAGTCTTGATTCTAGTGGTACTGGCGGGGAGCAAGACCGCTCAGATTTTGTAGACCCTCTTGGTCAGGATGGGATTGATTTTGTTACTGGTGGTTTTGACTTAAATAGGTCCGGCAGCAGTCATGTCGCTCAGTTCATAAAACGTGCTCCAGGTTTCTTTGATGCAGTTACTTATACGGGGAATGGGTCTGCTGGCAGAACTATTGCACATAACCTAGGCAGTGTCCCTGAGATGATGATAGTTAAATGCAGAAGCAATGCTGAGGGATGGCCTATCTATCATTCTGCCTTTGGAGCTACCAAATATATACGTTTAAATAGCAACAGTCCGGTAGGTACAAGTAATCTTTTCTGGAATGATACTGCTCCAACCTCTTCAGTGTTGACCGTGGGTGGTTACGACGAAGTTAATGGGAGCGCCAAAACTTACATCGCCTACCTATTCGCAACCCTACCCGGCATCAGTAAAGTAGGTAGTTACACAGGGAC